GACGTTGAGGTACGAGAACTCGGCACAGGAAAGAGTAGAAAAGAAGTCCTACAAGACCTTGGACTCAATATCACCGTCTGCCCAAGAATCTCAATCGACGATGGTATTCAGGCCACCCGACGGCTTTTACCTAATTGCTACTTCCATCCGAGAACTAAACAAGGCGCAGATGCACTACGCAACTATCGCCGCGAGTACGATGAGAAGCGCAATGTTTACTACGACAAACCCCTGCATGACTGGTCAAGTCACGCTGCGGATGCCTTTAGGTATCTCGCTGTTGGCTTGAATACGACTAGCACATGGGGCAAACCGCTACCGATTAACACGAAATGGATAGTGTGAAAATGCAAGAATTTGACCTACAAGCCATCCTAGACAACGAGATTGACAATGCTCTGGGCTACATCAGCACCGAGACTACCGAGGAACGCCGCAATGCGCTGATGGCGTACAACCGCGAACCCTACGGCAACGAAGTCGAGGGGCGTAGCACAATCGTTACAGGCGAAGTTGCAGAAGCCGTAGACGGCGCGTTACCACAACTGTTGCGTGTATTTACACAGTCCGACGACGTTGTCAGGTTCGAACCCAAAGCACCTGGCGACGAGGAGAAGGCTAGGCAAGCTACCGAGTACGCAAATTGGGTGCTGATGAACGACAACCCAGGCTTCGAGGTATTTCAGACTTGGTTCAAGGACGCGCTCCTCCAGAAGAATGGTGTCATCAAGGTCTGGTGGAACGACGAGACTAGTGTTGACAAGGAGAAGTACGAAAATCTGTCCGAGGAAGAACTGACCCTGCTCTTAGCAGACGGGCAGATGGAGGTGGTCAAGCAACGCCAGACTCAGATAGGCGAAGTCCCTGTTCCTCCGACACCTGAACAGATGATGCTTGCCCAGCAGACGGGCGTGCCTCCAGAAATGACAATGCAACCCGTGTTCTCGTACAACGTCACGGTCAAGAAGATAAATAAGAAGGGTTCGGTCAAGGTAGAGAACGTACCTCCCGAGGAGTTTCTAATCTCCAAGAAGGCACGCCGTATCGCTGACGCGCCATTCGTAGCCCACCGTAGACTGACCACCCGTTCCGAGTTAATCAGCATGGGCTTTAAGGCCAGCGAGATTGATGAGTTACCAGCTTACGACGACCTGACATTCACCCCTGAGAGGGTAGCGAGATTCCCCAACGGTGAGCAACCAGACGACCCCAGCCTCGATACCAGCATGGACGAGATTGAGACGTTTGAGTGCTACATCAGGACTGACTACGACGAGGACGGCATTGCCGAACTGCGCCGTGTGTTCTACGCAGGACAGACGATTCTAGAGAACGAGGAGTGCGACTTCATCCCGTTCTGTTCTATCTGCCCAATCCCGATGCCCCACAAGTTCTTTGGGCATAGCTTGGCTGACCGCGTGGTGGACATCCAGAAGATTAAGACCACGATTACCCGTCAGATGCTGGATAACCTTTATCTGGCAAATAATTCGCGAATGGCGGTAGTTGATGGTCAAGTAAATCTAGACGATATGCTTACCGTCACACCAGGTGGGATAGTACGGGTCAAGAACAATGCCGCTATAACGCCCCTAGCAGTCCCTATGGTGGCAGGACAAGCCTTCCCGATGCTTGCCTACATGGACGAGGTACAGCAGAAGCGTACAGGCGTTACACAGGCTTCTCAGGGCTTAGACCCAAACATCCTGCAAAACACTACCGCGACAGCCGTGGCGATGGTTCAGAACGCAGGAGCCGCAAAGGTTGAGTTGATTGCTCGGATATTCGCCGAGACAGGGGTAAAAGACCTGTTCAAGTCCATCCTGCACCTTGTCTGCAAGTACCAAGACAAGGAACGGATTGTGCGGATGCGTGGCAAGTTCGTGGCTATCGACCCTAGAGAGTGGAGTAACGAGTACGACCTGACTGTAAACGTCGGTCTGGGTACGGGCAACCGTGAGCAACAGATGGCGATGGTGGCCGCAATCCTGCAAAAACAGGAGCAGATTATGTCCCAGATGGGCATAGCCAACCCGCTAGTCTCGCCAAGCCAGTACCGCAACACATTGGGGCGGTTTATCGAGTCCGCAGGCTTTAAGGACACCTCTGAGTTCTTCCGCGAGATTACGCCTGAGATGGAACAGCAGTTGTTGCAACCGCAACAGCAACAGCCTGACCCCGCTACCGCAGCCCTGATGCAACAGGCGCAAGCCCAGATGCAGATTACTCAGGCAAAGGCGCAAGCAGACATTCAGTTGAACCAAGCCAAGGCACAGGCAGACATCCAACTACAGCGCGAGAAAGCCGCCGCAGACATCCAGTTGGCGAGAGAGAAAGCCGCCGCGCAGATGGAACTCAAGAGTGCCGAGTTCCAGGCCGAGGCGCAACTCAAAGCCTTCGAGGTTGTGCAGGGTAGAAATCAAGGCGTGGAGATACCCGGTTGAACGAAACAGAACGGGCGATAGCCTACCTGCAAGACGAGTTTTTTATGGCTGTTGTAGAAAAGCAACGGCTGATGTATATTAACAACATATTAGACAGTCCTGACGATGCTCTAGACCTCCGTGAACGCGAGAGGCTAAAGCTCAAGGGATTGGAAGAATTTATTGCGTCACTCAAATCTATCGCCGCAAGTAAGGAGATGGACAAGAAACGCAAGTTTATGGTTTTTTAACCAAGTAGGAGTTCTAAATGGAAGACACCAACCCGCAAGGGAGTGCAACAGTAGACAATGCAGCCGCCAAAATCTTTGGGATGTTGGAGCCAGAGCAGCCGGAAGGCCAAGCCGAGGAACTAGCGGAACAGGAGACCGAGGAAGTAGAAGCGCAAGCCGATACCTACGAGGAAGCGGAAGGCGAAGAAGTCCAAGAAGAAGTCGAAGCACCACAACGGTTTCGGGTCAAGGTTGACAACGAAGAACTGGACGTGGACTTAGACGAGCTTATTAAGGGCTACTCACGCACATCTGACTACACCAAAAAGACGCAGAATCTAGCCGAACAGCGTAAGGCAGTCGAATCCGAACGCGCTAGGATAGATGAAGCCGCCAAATTGCGGGACACCTATGCCCAACGGTTGCAAGTCATCGAACAGATGTTGACACAGCCTGCGGAAGACCTGACTGCCCTAAAAGACCAAGACCCCATCGGGTACGCGGTCAAGATGGCAGAGAACATGGAACGCGAAAAACAGCTTCAAGCTGTCCGCGCCGAACGCGAATCACTCCAAGCCAAGCAAGCCTCCGAGCATCAGGAGAGGCTAAGGTCTCACATCCAACAGGAAGCCGAGCGTCTACGTTCTGCCATCCCTGACTTTGGTGACGAGGTAAAGGGCGAGGTTATCCGAAAGGAAATAAAAGATTACGCCAAATCGGTAGGCTGGACAGACCAAGAGTTGTCGCAGGTGTACGACCACCGCGCCGTCCTGACTCTGTATCGGGCTATGCAATACGAAAAATTGCAGAAGTCAAAACCTGCCGTCTCCAAAAGAGTGGCAGAGGCTCCCAAGTCATTAGCACCTGGGGTCGGCTCTCCTCGCCTTGATAAGGACGGAGAGGCGGTCAAGAAATTGACCAAGCAACTCAAACAATCTGGTCGCCCGCGAGACGCGGCGGCTTTATTCGAACGATTCCTCTAAGGAGAATTAAATGTCAGTACCCTCAAATACCTACCTGCGGTACACCTCGATTGGTGTCCGCGAAGACTTAGCAAACGTCATTTATGACATCAGCCCCACCGACACGCCTATCATGTCGTCCATCGGCAAGGCTAAAGCAACCCAGACCAACCACGAGTGGCAGACCGACGCATTGGCCGCCGCTACGACTGCTAACGCCCTCATCGAAGGTGACGACGCAGCCGCTTCCTCGTTGGCTCCCACGACCCGTGTTGGCAACTTCACGCAAATCGTTGGTAAGACCGTTCAGGTTTCGGGCACGCTTGAGGCAGTAGACAAGGCTGGCCGTAAGTCTGAGAAGGCTTACCAGTTGGCTAAAGCCGCTTCCGAAATCAAGCGCGACATCGAGACAATCATCACGGCTAACCAAGCCAAGACCAACGGTACGGCTACTTCTGGCGCACGTAAGCTAGGTTCGCTCCTTTCTTACATCACCAGCAACGTATCCAAAGGTTCGGCTGGTACTAACCCAACAGGTGACGGTTCCGACATCCGTTCTGACACCACAACCCGCACGTTCCTTGAGTCCATGCTCAAGACCGTGGCACAGGAAATCTTTGAAGAAGGCGGCACACCGAAGATGTTGGTTGTTCCCCCAGGACTCAAGGCAACTGTGTCTGGCTTTACTGGTGTTGCAGAGCAGCGTTATGTGACTGGCGCAGAGCCAACGACTATCGTTGCCGCCGCTGGCGCATACCTCTCGGACTTCGGCCTCATCAGCATCGTTCCTGACCGCTTCATGCGTTCTACGGATGCCCTGATGCTCGACCCCGAGTACGCAGCCCTTGCTTACCTCCGTCCTTTCCAAACGAATGACCTGGCTAAGACCGGCGACTCTGACAAGACTCAGATTCTTGCCGAACTGACCCTCGAAGTTCGTAACGAGAAAGCACACGGCGGTATCTTTGACATCAAAGCAGCGTAACTTGTGATAG